GGTTTAAACCAATACCTGCTATATTATTTCTATGAACCGTATCATTTAAATACAAATTAAGTAATTTAATTGCATCATCATTATTCTTAAAAAAGTCTCCAGTAGGATTTAACTCTTTGTAATATGGTGCATCATACATAATAAATGGTGTACCCTTCATAATGCCATCAGTAGTCGCAACTGACCATCCACCATATTGCTGTTTTGGAGAATATCCAACTCTACATCTCCTTAGTTCATTATAATAACCTTCTTTATCAAATTTGTCAACATAAATGTAAGGTCTACTTGGAGAATCTAAAAGTGGAATCCATACCTTAAAATCTTGTCGCTGCTTCCACAATTCATCTGTAGTTTTTATAAAGTTATCAAAATCTTTATATGTGGCTGGCCGATGATTAAAGGCAATTATCTTTTCAGTCTCCTTTAATGGTTTCTCTACTATATCTTCTTTTCTAATTCCTGGATGCTGGACTGTCAAAATTTCATCTAGTCTTTTACAATTCCATATACTCAAAATCTTACCTGCTTCTTCTAACACCAATTCTTTCTGTGCTTGAGTGTTTAAGTAGCATCTTTTCATTTCCAGTATACCAATCAAGTTATAATTAAAAGCATGCATAGAAGATACAACCACATCCTTAATATCAAACCAATGACAATATCCAACAACCGGAGGATTATGCGAACTAGTATTATATAAAACATTTTTAATGTTAAGTGTATGCTCAGGTAGATGTGAAAATATTAAATCAAAATCCCATTTTCTATGTCTTATTGTATCAAAATCTTTTACATTAAAATGCATCCTCATATTTTGAGGATAACTTGGACAAGGAATAATAAATTGATGAGTATTTGGAAATGTAGAAGAAAACATCATCATATGTTTTGGCATCACCAAATAGAAAAACAGATCATCTCTGATCTTATTCATTTCAGTAATCATAGAATAGATTACTTGAATATAACTATCTTTTTCTAAATCTTTAGCATAGGTAATGTTTGGATAGACTAAAATTCTTAATGTTTTCTGTGGTTTATAGTTTTCCCCAAATAGCCCTTCTATTGTGCTCATCTTATAATGTCAATCGTGTCTATAGATTTTGGAGTCCAAAATTCTAGTTCATCACGCAGCCTACCATCTGCTTTAAGTTTTTCATATCTCTTCTGTGCTTTTTTCTTCCAGTATTTTATTACATTATCTAATGTAAATTTATCATAATTTACGCCTTTTGTCAAGGTCTTAGTCTTTCCCAACATATAATCTACTGAATTAGTATACCCAAAATCTGAAGTATAATAGCGCTTTTGAGTAGTAATTGCCATCTTTTCTTTTATCACTTTTGACAGATGTGAGAATTTATCCATATCATAAACTTTTAAACTTTCTTTAAGATATGAAAGCATCTTAGCTTGAGTTCTCATTTTCCTACTAGTAGGAATTTCCTGTGTATCTGGAACCAGCTGTTCACCATTATTATACTTGTCTTGAATTTCATCTCTCATGGTTTTATATTTTTCATCTGAAAGATTCATCATCAATTTGCTTTCAGTATCGCCCCTATAGCGAATCAAAGGTTTCAGCCCATCATACTGACTGTTTCCTTTGATAGATCCATAAAGAGAAGTGGTTTCAAAAAACACTATATCTGCATCATACTTATCATCCCATGCTTCTCTGACTTCATGACAAACACAAATCAGAGCAGCAAGTTTACCACCAAGATAATTAAATCCAAATGGTTGTGCTGGAACAATGTTAAATCCATTGAGACAATGTTGATTCAAAGTTTTAAGATCTACCTTTTTAACATTGAAATATTCATGTCTCGGTCTCATACTAATTACTGGAGAACCTAATTTAATAAAAGCAACAAACTTACCAGAATTCTTTTCTCTAATAGCAAGTCTTGTAGATCTTCCAGGAGAATTATCAGCATTGAATGATGCCGTTATCTCAAGCAATCGAGTATATTGGTTAGTTGTAATCTCTTGTTGATTTGGTTTTTTAGGAACACATTGAACAATCTCAAATTCCATGTCATTTGGTTCCATAGAAAAATCATTGAATAAATCTTTCTGTGGACCATTTGGAGTAGTTTCACCAGTGAACATATCATAAGTTCCTTTTAACCAATCATCTGAATACCCCATATCAATAAGTCTTTGCCGTTTCTTCCAGCGATAATAATTGGTAATATCGCCACCAAGAAAGGTTTCAAAGAAATCAATATACTCATTATAGTATCTTAGTGCATCTTCTTTTTCTAACTGCATCTATTCCTTATTTGAAAAAATCAATCAAATTTGATTCTGCCCTATACTTTCCAATATTTTTCTTATTATATTCTAATTCTTTTGTTAGATTAAAGGGCATTATTTGTGTTTTAACATATTCTGTTTCGCCAGGTAATTTGATTTTCCATTCTAAATCTGAATGTTTCGGATGATTCAAGTTCCATGTAGCGGTTGATTTCTTCAAATATTTTCTATCCGTTTTACTCATAGGATAAATGTACCTGAACTGTTTTCCTTTTACTCTACTTAATTTCAATTCTTTCAACTGCTCAAAGTTTGGTCTATGCCCATACTTCAAACCTTCTTCATTCGGTAGTATTCCCTGTATAGTTCTTGGATGAACTTTCTCACCCTTCTCTGTAACATAGGTATCAGTAATTGAATGCCCACCATATAAAAAGTTTGCAGCTTGATACACATATCCAGGCTTCCCTACGATACCATCTGCCCACGTAAAGAGATACTTGATGTCTGTATTTTCTTTTAACCATTTAATTGATAATGACAACAATTGAGATTCACTATTTTTGGGCATTGAATCATCCATACACATTTTACCAATTTCGTAATAATCTTTAGTATTCAATTCTGGAAATAGTGCTTGAATTGTATGTTTTGGTCTTGTACCCCAACCAAAAGTAATAACACCTACCAATTCTTCTTCAACAAAACAGCCAAGAAAATACTTTGTCAAACTTGGCATAACAGCTGAATAATGCCTTTCTGACACAAACTCTGAAGCTGTAACCTTGTGTATCTGTTTTAACTTCATTATTTAAATTATTTAAATTCACACCCTACCATAATTTGAGATAAACAAGCGACCAAATTGATTTCTTGATCCGCTACAAATGCTGACTTGTATTGATAATCAGCAATAATAAGAACTGCTTCTGGAATAGAAGTAGATTTCAAACGCAAACTTAAATTATCATACAACTTTCTAAAAATTCTAGTAGAATCTTGATCAAGATTTTGATTAACCCATTTTCTCATTTCATTAAATTTCTTACCTTTTAAGCAATCAATCAATTCATTAACATTAACTTCCTCTAAGCTAGAAAGAATCCCAACATCAATTTTTCCAGAAGTGGAATATCGCTGAAGCTCATTTAATACTCTCCTGAAATCTGGAAAGTATTTCATGATAAGTTCAACCAATACTTTGCGGTCAAATTCTACATTTTCACTTTGGAGAATATTTTCACATAAATGGAGATATTGTTCAGCAATCTTTGGTTTTTCATTATTTGGAATTATAAAATCAAAGATAGCACAACGGGAATGGATGGGATCAATAATCCTATTAAGATAATTACAAGTAAAAATAAAAGAAACGTTATTTCCAAATTTCTCAATGAAACCTCTAAGTGCTGGTTGAACGGAATCTGGATTCATGTAGTCGGCTTCATCCATGATGATTGCCTTACGATTTCCTGTCATGGAAACCGAACTACAAAACTGATTCAATGTAGTTCTAACAGTATCTATATTACGCCCCTCATCAGAACCATTGACCATGAGGTAATCTGTATTCGTTTGTTCACAAAGCGCCCTAGCAATAGTAGTTTTACCAGTACCAGGTTTTCCAGCAAAAATTACATTTGGAACTTTTCCACCTTCAACATATTCAAGAAAAGGTTCTTGTAAATCACTGGGCAAAACACAATCTGCAACCTTAGTAGGTCGCCACTTTTCTACCCAAAGAAAATCTTCACGAGTTTGAGACATGATTACCCCTCAAATGTAGAATCAGATTCAGAAGCAATGTAGTATTGTAAATTAGTTGAAGTGTGTGAGAATTTAGTAATTCTTGAAGTGAGAGCAACATCATAATCTCCAGAAAATAGTTTAAGATTTTCTATCTTATAAACCATGTTGAAGGTTTTAGAAGTTGAACCAACTTCTGATTTGAATTCATCAGAAGATGAATTATTCACATCAGTAGCCACAATTTGAATTGCTTGTCCATTACCAGCAAAACAAACATGAGGAAGACCAAGAACGGAAGCCGCCTTAATGGTCTGATCAAAATCTGCCTTACTGAGTTTAAATTTCACATCAGTATTTGGGAATTCTAATTTTTTATCTTCTGGTGGGACTACAATCATAGCTGGATCAGCAAATGTATATTCCACCTTTCCACCAATATTCATAGTTTTATCGCCAATTTCTAATTCAGGATCTTGGAAAAGAGACATTACTCCAAGCATCTTGTTCAAATCATAGATCGCAAAGTCGCTTGGAAATGACTCTGGAATCTCAACAGAAGCAAGAATGTTCTTTTGTGGAGAAATTGTTGTTAGTTTGTTTCCTGTTTTGAACTGAATATTTTGATTTATGCTTGCAAAATTTTTCAAAAGATTCAATGATTGTTCACTTAGTTTCATAGTATACTCCGTATATTATATTTTAGGATTGTTCATAGTATTATAGTATTATAACATCTTATTTTAGTTTTGTCAACTTTTCTCCTTC